CGGATCTCACTATCTTAATAACACTGTTGCTTATGCAGTAGCATTTGCCTTGTGGAATAAAGTTGGAAAAATAAAAATGTTTGGAATTGATTTTAGTTATAAAGGCAATTTGCATTTTGCTGAAGCAGGCAGAGCTTGTGTAGAATTTTGGTTAAGTAAAGCAATGTTTAACGGTATTGAGATTGAGGTTGCTCATACAAGTGGATTGCTTGATACAGCAGTTCCGGCTGATGAAAAACTTTATGGCTATCATCGTTTAGAAGATCCTTTGGTTGTTATTACGGATGAGAAAGGAGTCTTGATTGCCAAAAAAAGAAGTCAGCTGCAACAATTTAAAAGAGAACAAGAGCCTGTTTTGGTTGACAGGAATGATACCCACCTTAAAAAAAATAAAGTAGGAGAACCTAACAAATGGTAATGAGTTATAAAGCTGGACCTGAACTAGGGATTATTGAAGTACATACAACAGAAGAGGGAGGTCATCCAATTGAGTTTTGGTCTAACCTTTGTATAGAAAGAATTGTTCAAGTAAGCGAAGAGGCTCCAGAAGAAGTTCAAAATCAAGTAAAAGAGTACAAAGACAATATTCAAAAAGTTATTGAACAATATATGCAAAATGCTATAAAATCTGATAGGATTACAATAAATAATCAATTAGATAAAGCGGGTTTAAAAGAAGCCTCTGATTTAATTAGGAAACTATAATTATGGCAATTGCATCAACACTTACAACAAGTTTTAAAGTAGAGCTTTTAAAAGGTAATCATGACTTCGATAACGGAGCTGATACTTTTAAACTTGCTTTATATACTTCATCAGCTACTTTAGGAGCTACCACAACTTCTTTCACTACTACAGGTCAAGCATCTGGTACTAACTATACTTCAGGTGGAGCTAACTTAACCAATGTAAATCCAACAAGTTCTGGAACAACAGCTTTTACAGACTTTGCTGATTTAACTTTTGGTACTGCTACGATTACTGCTAGAGGCTGTATGATTTACAACAGCTCTGACAATAATAAATCAGTAGCAACAATTGACTTTGGTGGCGATAAAACATCTACCGCTGGAGACTTTACTATTGTATTCCCAGCAGCAGCAGCTTCTACAGCGATTATAAGAATCGCCTAGCCTTAAATGGCTTTTCTTAACGGTTGGGGTAGAGGCACTTGGGGTCAACTCGGGTGGGGCCAAGGCGCTGTACCAATCACTCTTACTGGATTAGCCGCTACATCAGCTTTAGGTGCGCCTGGAGTTAATGGTAAAGCAGTCGCATCAGTAGCTAGTTTAAATGCAACACTAGGCGCAGTTTCAGTAACAATCAATGCAGATGCTAATGCTACTCCATCAGGACTAGCAAGCACTTCAGCATTAGGCACAATAGCTAGTGTAACTGGTAAAGCAAACATCACTCCAGCCAGTCAGGTTGGAACTTCTGCTTTAGGTACAGTTACCCCAGAAGCTCAAGCTGTTGTTTCTATACCTAATTCATTAGTTGCTACTTTAGGTAATGTTTCAGTATTGGTTGATGCAGAAGCAACAATTATTATTAGTTCAGGTTTGGCAGCGACAAGTGCTTTAGGAACAACAACAACTAGAACTGTCAATGTTTTTAATGTTCAATTAACTGAAATGGTTTCAAGCGATCCATTTGTTAAACCAACGGTTAATGCAGCAGCAACAGCCACGCTTACAGGATTGTCAGCTACAGGCGAGTTAGGACATGTATTTAAATGGGAGGATATTGATGAATCTCAGACTCCAAATTGGACAGATGTGGCCGCATAATTTAATATACAATAACCAACTAAAGATGGCATAATAAATGCTCAGAGGTAAAAGATGGCAGCTTATACAAACGATTTAAGACTAAAAGAAATTGCAACAGGTGACGAAAGCGGAACTTGGGGTGATTCTACTAACACTAATTTAGAATTAATTGGTGATGCTTTTGGTTATGGAACAGAAGCTATAACAACTAACGCAGACACTCATACAACAACAATAGCAGACGGTTCAGCAGACGCTGGACGAGCTATGTTCTTAAAATATACTGGAACTTTAGACTCAACTTGTACTATTACGATTGGGCCTAATACGGTTTCAAAAGTATGGATTATAGAAAATGCTACCAGCGGATCTCAAAGTATTATTATTAAACAAGGCTCAGGAGCTACAGTTACCATTCCAACTGGAATGACATCTGTAATTTATTCTGATGGAGCTGGAGCAGGCGGCGCTATGATAGACGCTTTTACAGATTTAAATGTCGCATCTTCTCTTAATATAGGTGGATCAGGAGCGGCAACAACAGGTAAAGCTATAGCAATGGCTTTGGTTTTCGGATAAAATTAGGACAATATTATGGCAAATCCAAATTTAGTAAATGTAACTTCGATATACGCTAACAGTATAAATGGAGCTTTAACAACTACAGTAACAACTGATTTATTAACTTGTGCAAGTGACAAGTTAATAAAAATTAATAGCATTATTGTTGCGAACATTGATGGCACTAACGCAGCAACCGTAACAATGGGTGTTATTAAAAGTGGTGGTTCAGTAGTTTTATTCGCTTCAACTATTTCTGTTCCTGCGGATGCTACCTTAGTATTGATAGATAAAAATTCAGGTATCTATCTTGAAGAAGGAGACATCTTAGAGGGTGGTGCAAGTGCTAACTCAGACTTAACTTACACCATTAACTACGAAGAACTAGATGACGCATAAGGAGTACAAATATGGCTCATTTTGCAGAACTTAATAACAGCAACGAAGTATTACGAGTAGTAGTAATATCCAACGATGATGTAAATGCTAATGGCGGAGACTATTCTTCGTCAGCTGAAACATTTGTTTCTACAATCGTTCCACATGCAAGTGGTGGCAACCAATGGAAACAAACTTCTTACAATGGAAATGCTCGTAAACAATACGCAGGCATAGGCATGACCTATGATGCTACTAAAAATAAATTTATATCTCCTCAACCTTATTCTTCTTGGTCGTTAGATGATAATGACGACTGGCAAGCACCAGTTCCTTATCCAAAGGTTACAGAAATAGACTCTAATATTGTTTTAATATTTTGGGATGAAGATAATCAAAAATGGACAGGTAAAGTGGACTCAACTAATTATGACTGGGATGCTACTAATCTGCAATGGAATGAGGTCTAACCATGGCTAATTCTAATGGCGGAGTAGTAGGTGTCGATAACCCCCCAGTTGAACAACCAGCAGTTATAACCACTTTTAATTCTAGTGGAACTTTAACAACTTCACCTTATGCAACCACAGTTGAATACTTGGTTATTGCAGGTGGTGCTGGTGGAGGTACTACAGTTGGTGGTGGTGGTGGAGCAGGTGGATATAGAACTGCTACTGGTTTTCCTGTCTCAGCATCAACAGGGATTCCAATTACTGTAGGAGGAGGTGGTGCTGTTGGTGCTGCTGGTTCAAATTCAGTTTTTTCTTCAATCACTTCAGCAGGTGGCGGTCAAGGAGGAGGATTCCAAACAGTAGGCTCTTCTGGTGGTTCAGGTGGTGGTGTTGGTGGTAGAAATAGTGAAGCGAATGGCTCAGGTGGTGGTGCAGGAAATACACCTCCTGTAAGTCCATCACAAGGTAATACTGGTGGAAACCGAGGTGGCGGTGGAGCTAACGCACTCTGCGGTGGCGGTGGTGGCGGTGGCGCAGGTGCAGTCGGTGGCGATAGTAGGTCAACAGATGGTACTAACTATACACTAGGCGGTAATGGTGGAGCAGGTACAGCAAGTTCAATCACAGGTTCTTCTGTCACAAGAGGTGGCGGAGGAGGAGGTGGTGGAGATATTAGTGCTGCTGGTGGAGCTGGTGGCTCAGGTGGTGGCGGAGCAAATGGTGCCGCAGGAACTGCAAACACAGGTGGTGGAGGCGGTGGTGAAGGCGGTGGTAATTCTGCCAATGCTGGTGGCTCTGGTGTCGTTATTATTAAAGAAGCAGCAGGACCTTACTTAGCCTCAGGAATATGGGATATGAACGCTCTTTACGATAATGTAAAAGCAGGAACTTGGACAACTTAATATGCCTAGATTAATTGGAGCAGCACAATCAGTTACTTTTGGAGCAAAAGTAACCACTTTTACAAGTAGCACAACTTTTACAGCACCCTCAAGATCAACTTCAGTTACTTATTTAGTAGTAGGTGGAGGAGCAGGTGGTGGTAATGTTGGAGGTGGCGGTGGAGCAGGAGGTTTTAGAACTTCAGTACCGGGTGCTACATCAGGTGGTGGTGGTTCCGCAGAATCAGCCTTAACTATTACCGCAGGTTCAGATATTCCTGTAGTCGTAGGAGGAGGTGGAGCAACAGCAGGACCGCGAGGAGCTTACTCAACAGGTAGTAATTCAAACTTTGGACCGATTGTTTCTTTAGGTGGTGGAGGTGGCGGAAGTCGTTTCGCTTATGTGGCAGGTAATCCTGGCGTAACTCCTATTGGTCAACCCGGAGGTTCGGGTGGTGGACACTCTGGCGGTGATGGAACTGAAACTGGTGCTAGTGGTACTTCTGGTCAAGGTTATGGCTCTCAACCAAAAGAACAACCTGCTGGTGCAAACGCTGGCGGAGGCGGAGGCGGTGCTGGTGGCACAGGACTAAGAGCCTCAGGTGGAAACCCAAGTACACAAGGCACAGGTGGTAATGGTGGTGTTGGAGTTCAGTCAAGCATTACAGGTTCAGCAGTTTATTACTCTGATGGCGGTGGCGGTGGACCTGGGGGTCAAAACATAGCTGGTGCTCCAGGTGGAGGCGGAGGCACAGGTGGAACAGGAGCAGGAGTTGGCACGAATGAAGCAGCAGCCACACCAGGGACAGCTAACCGAGGTGGTGGCGGTGGTGGAGGTGCTAATGGAACAGAAAGTGGTGGCGGAGGCGGAGGCTCAGGATTTGTAGCTATCAATGATCCAGTAGGAGCAATTGATAGTGCATCAAGTTGTTGGGATTTAAGGCAAGTCTTTAGACAAGTCAAATCTGGTGATTGGACAAGCTAACAACAACCTATCTTTTAAAACACATCTAACTTATACTATCTTCTCAAGAGAGAGAAGATGAATCTAAAATATTATTACTGGTACTTTCAGTCCGTTATACCTGAAAGAATATGTGATGATATAGTTCGTTATGGTCAAGAGCAAGATAAAGAAACTGCTATTACAGGCAACGCTAGTAGAGACAATAAAAAACTAACCACGTTAGAGCTTAAAAACATTCAAAAGAAAAGAAAGTCTGATATTGTATGGATGTCAGATAGATGGATATACAAAGAAATACAACCTTACATACACCAAGCAAATGCTAACGCTGGTTGGAATTTTGAATGGGATTGGTCAGAGTCTTGTCAATTTACCGAATATAAAAAAGGTCAGTTTTACGATTGGCATTGCGACTCTTACGAAGAGCCTTATGATAATCCTGAAAATCAAAATGTACATGGTAAGTTAAGAAAACTTAGCATGACTGTATCGCTTACTGATCCTAATGAATATGAAGGTGGTGATTTAGAGTTTGATTTTAGAAACACAGACGAAGGCTCACAGCCAAGAGTATGTGAAGAAATTAGAAAGAAGGGTAGCGTGATTATCTTTCCATCTTTTGTTTGGCATAGAGTCAAACCTGTTACCAAAGGAATACGACACTCCTTAGTGTGTTGGAATTTAGGATATCCATTCAGATGAGCTTTAAGAAAAATAAATACCAAGTAATTAAAGGTGCTATATCAACAGAGTTAGCAGATTTTTGTTATCAATACTTTTTAAATAAAAGAGCAGTAGCAAGACATTTATTTGATGAAAACTATATATCACAATTTACTGAATACTTTGGGGTATGGAATGACACCCAAATACCTGAAACTTATTCACACTACAGCGATATCGTAATGGAAACTTTATTACAAAAAGTTAAACCTATTATGGAAAAAAAGTCAGGCGTTAAACTGACTGAAACTTATTCGTATGCAAGAATCTATAAAAAAGGTGATGAGTTAAAAAGACATAAAGATAGATACTCTTGCGAGATATCTACTACTATGAATTTAGGTGGTGATGATTGGCCTATATTCCTAGAACCATCAGGCGAAGAAGGTAAAAAAGGCGTAGAGGTAAATTTAAAACCAGGCGATATGCTTATGTATCGTGGATGCGATTTAGAGCATTGGCGTGAACCATTTAAAGGTAAAGATTGCGGACAGGTGTTTTTGCATTATAATGATGCTAGTGGCAAAGATGCCGAAAGCAACAAGTATGACGGTAGACCTATGATTGGATTGCCTGCATATTTTAAAGGAGCTTAATATGGATATATTAATACCATTAATAATAGTAGCAGTAGTTTTGGCTTGGTCTGTAAAAAGATTCAAACCTGAGCTTTGGGCTAAAGTTACATCTAAGTTTAAATAAACTTATTTTAGTTCCCGGCTAATGGATGCAGTATCTGTTATTACAGAATTAGGCTTTCCAATAGCAGCGGCCTTGGGATTAGGTGTTTTTGTTTGGAAACTTATCAATAGAATTATTGATGGAATGGAAAATAAGTTAGATACTTTAGATGAAAAGGTTCAAACAAGTTTAGATACCATGGAAGAAAGAGTATCAACAAAGTTAGACT